CCGACCACTGCCCGACGCATCGTACCATGGGCCGTCAAGTAGGCCGGATGGCCGATGCGCCAGACACTGCCCGTCACGACCGCCCGTGCTCACCCGCTCGCGCCTGAAGCTCGCGCACGATGCGCGCGGTGTCCGTCGCCGGGATGGCCGCGGCCAACTGGGCCGTGCCGCTCATGTCGCGCAAGCGCTCCCGCAACGCTTGACGCCGGTCGGGGATGAGGCTCTGTCCGGGCATGGTAGCTCCCTTCGGTCGTGCTCGGGCGTATCTCGCCCGCACGAGCCCGCACGCGGGCCCATGCGCGAGAGACTCGCGCGACGCTAGGCGTCGACCGTCTCCAGCTCGTCGGCGAACGCGTCGGCCAGCTCGCGCGCGGCATCCCGCGCGGCCGCGGCCGCGTCACGGCGCGCGATTGGCGCGTGGCGCACGACCGCGCCGTCGTCGTCGAACGCGTAGCCTTCGGGCAGGTGACCGTCCACGAAACCGTACAGCTCGGCGCTCGTCATCGTAGTGCTCCCTTCCGACTGGCGCCCCATTGGCGCCGACGTCGGTAGCATCGGCCGTCGACGGCCGTCGCTGTATCGGCCCGACGGGGGATTCGGCGTGGCATCGGACCTAGATTGCGGTGCCCGTCTAGCCTACGCCCCTGGCAGTACCCTCAGTGTCGGAGGTTAGCTCGCAACCCCCGGTAGGACGGCGCGCGCGTGCGCGCTATGTGTATTGGGCCGACAGTGGGGAAGGCTAGTTGTGGGCATCCTCCCTACGCCATCGACGCCCCCTCTTCCGGGACGGGATGCACCCCCTGGCGGGTCGAACCCCATGAGGTGGTGATACCCACGGGGGTCGTCAGAGGCTTCCGGGACGGGCAGAGAGGCCCGTTTCCGGGACGAGACCATTGACACTGTCCATGGCCTCTGACCTGCGGTTTTACAACTGCCCATTGACAGCGAGACCTACCTATTGAGGGCATGAGGGGGGAGTACAGGGGGGAGCTTCCCGGTCCATCCAGAAACTGCCCGTCAAGCTCCCTGACCCCCTCTCCTGAGGTCCTCCCCCACCGCCGCAAACGACCGTACGACCAAGGGGTTCGAACCATGCCGTTCACCAAGGAGACCGCCAAGGCTGCGGCCGCGAAGGCCGTGGAAGCTCGACGGGCAGCCGGTGTGCAGAGGAAGCGGGACGACCGCGACCCGCTGACCCCCGTTCGCCGCGCGCTCCGCGGCCTGTTCGAGGACCTGCTCCACGCCTCGCGCGCGACAGGACCGTACGCGCGCTTCCGCGACATCAAGTGCCCCGAGTGCAACCACGAGTGGCGCATCCGCGAGGCGTCTCTGTCCCCGGCCGAACGGCTGGCGGCGACGAAGACGCTCATCGCCTACGGGTTGGGTCGGCCCGTGGGAATCGACAAGGCGCCCGCGGCCACTCCGGCGCCGTCGACCGGGGCCGACGACGACACCGACGCCGTCGAGCCCGAAGGCATCACGTTCGGCTAGGGAGGAGAGACCATGCGCCTGTTCGTCATCATCGTTGCCGCCATCATCGTCGCCATCGTGCTGCTTCACGCCTGCGGCCGAGGGTAGTCCCGTGGCCACGAAGTGGATTCAGCGAGCCATCAAGCATCCGGGCTCGTTCAAGCGCGCGGCCGCGCAGGCCGGGATGTCGACCGCGGCATACGCGCGGAAGGTCCTGGCGAAGGGGTCCACGGCCTCGACGAAGACGAAGCGACGGGCAGCGCTGTTCCAGACCCTCTCGGGCCTGCGGAAGAAGTAGCTCGTGCCGTTCAAGAGCCAGGCCCAGCGGCGGAAGTTCTACGCCGACCCGAAGCTGCGCAAGTACGCGGCCGAGTTCGAGGCGGCCACGCCGAAGGGCGCGAAGCTCCCCGAGCACGTGAAGGGCTCGAAGTCGAAGAGCGCGCGGCGTCACCGCGTGATGGGGAAGCTCGCGCGGCTGAGGAAGCGCTGACGTGGACGAGCACTGCACCCGGTTCTGCCGGAAGACGAAGCACGGCGAGTACCACTACCACGCGAACGCGAAGAGGAAGCGGTGGGTAAAGCGGCACGCGCGCACTGGGCTCGCGCTCGACCGTGCTGACGACCTCCGTCCTCGCAAGTCGTACGACGTCGCTGAGCGCGGGGCCATCCGCGCTGCTGAGCGGAACCTGTAGCGTCGTTTCCTGAAACGGCCCTGTTCTCCACCGCGGAGAACAGGCACTCCCGGGAGAACGCATGAAGCGCATCGTCCTGAACGAGTTCTACGCTGTCGAGGACCTCGGCGCCTTCGCTGAGGACTTCCGGTGTCCCGACTGCGCCGGTCGGCGCGGTCACCACTCCGACCCCTCCTGCCCCACGCTCCGGGCCTCGGCCGTGGAGCTGGCCCAAGAGGTCAAGCGGTACGCGGCGCAGAAGGACTTCGTCCACAACAAGGCGAAGGCCAGCGCGTACATCGGCGGCCTGGGGTCGGGCAAGACGTTCGCGGGCATCGCTCGTGCGCTCGCGTTCTCGCAGCAGCCGGTCGTGGAAGGCTCGCTCGGTCCGCGCGGCATCATCGCGGCCGTGACGTTCCCCTCCCTGGAGGACAACGTCTACCCCGTCTTCTTCGAGATGATGGACGGGGCCGGGCTGTGGAAGACCGGCAAGATGGAGACCTCGTGGTCCGAGTCTCGCCGCAACGCGAAGCTCGTGGCGAACTGCGGCTGCCCGAACAAGCAGGGCCCTCCCGGCAAGGCGTGCAAGCACTATGCCCTCATCCGGTTCCGGTCCCTCGACCGGCCGAACTGGCTCCGAGGCCAGGAGGTCTCGTGGTTCTTCATCGACGAGGGGCGGCACCTGACGGGCAAGGCGTGGGAGGTCCTGTGGGCCCGGCTCCGCCAGAAGGGCTACCAGCTTGCGGGCTGGGTCGCCTCGACCCCGAACGGGTTCGACTGGCAGTGGGAGAAGTTCCACCCCGACTCGCCGCTCCAGCTCCCCGGCGCCATCTGGTTCGGCGCCTCGACATACGAGAACGCCGACAACCTCCCCGACGACTACGTCAAGGACCTGCTCCTGGAGTACGAGGGAGCGTTCCTACGCCAGGAGGTCTTCGGCGAGTTCATCGGCGTCACCGAGGGCGCCGTCTTCTTCTCGTTCCGGCCCGAGCGGGCCATCACGCAGGTCCCGTACCGACCCGACCTGGAGCTGTACTCCGCGTGGGACTTCGGCATGGGAGACCTCGGCGTCTGCTCGTTCCACCAGGTCGACTACACGAAGAAGGCCCTGCCCGACGGCTCCTCCGAGTACGTGCCCGTCTTGCGGGGTGTCGGCTGCATCGAGGCGAAGGACTGGACCTCGGCGCAGTGGGCGAACGCGTTCAAGCGGTACTGCGACGACAACTTCGGTGGCCGCAGGCCCGAGATGAACGCGGGCGACCCGGCTGGCAAGCAGCGCGCGCCCGGCAAGAAGACGTCCATCATCCAGGACCTGTACGAGCACGGCATCGTCATCACGACGCCGCCGCGCCGCCCGCAGGACTTCGCGGTGCGCATCCTGAACAACATGATGGAGGGCGACCGCGTCGTCATCGACGCCGTGAAGGCGTCGCGCCTGGGCGCCGCGGTGTCCTCGCACCACTGGCCGGTCGACGACAACGGCATCCGCAAGGGGAACGTGGCGGTCCACGACTGGACGAGCCACTACTGCGACGGGCTGCGGTACCTGGCGACGCTGCTCTTCTCGTTCCACACCCGGCGCGAGCCGAAGGTCGAGAAGCCGCCGCCCGGGCCGGGAACCGTCGGCCACCTCTTCGGTCAGATTCTCGACTCTGACCCCACCGAGTGGCTCGGGCGCGAGGCGTCGAGCCCCATCGAGGACTGGACACCGGGTGTGGTCGGCTGGGTCGACGGCCGCCTCGTCACGGTGCCGGAGTAGACCATGCCCAAGCCGAACAGTGGGACCGAGCGGGAGCGCGTGAGCGCTGGCCGCTCCGGCGACGCGCCGACGCCGATGCCTCGCGCGCGACGAACCAACCACCTGCCTCCTCACCTCCGCGGCTCGAAGCGGCGGGAGCTGGCGAACAGCACGACCAGGGAGAGGTAGATGGCCGAAGCGCCGATGTACCGCGAGTACGCGACCGACGCCGACAAGGTGAAGGTCTACAGCCTCCGCATGAAGCAGGGCGAGGAGGCGCTCGACAAGTGGGCGCCGCGCGCGCGGAAGCACTGGCAGCGCTACGAGGCGCTCCAGCGTCGGACGAAGAACAACACGTCCAGCGGCGGGCACATCATCCAGACCCCGCTCGCCATCTCGAACATCGACTCACTGTACTCGTCCATGACCGCGGTCGAGGTCGACGTGCTGACCACGCCCGAAGGGCAGACGACCGAGGACCAGGCGTACATCGCCACGGCCGCGCTCTCCGAGGAGTGGGAGCGCTGCAAGGTCCAGGAGCGCGGCTCCGAGGTGACGAAGGACGCGCTCATCGTCGGCATCGGCTACGTGAAGGTCGGGTACGAGTACTTCGAGGCCGAGCAGGAAGTGCCGCGGCCGAACGAGGACATCCGCGCCGACGTCGAGGAGCTGCTGTCGCAGGCGGACGAGGCGGGGGAGCTGGTGAACGTCCCCGACGCCGAGACCATCATGAACAGCGTGCCCGTCACGGAGAAGGCGTCCGTCGTTCTGAAGGACCGCGTTGTCGTCGACTACGTGCCGTGGGACATGCTGTTGGTCGACCCGACCGCGAAGCGGTGGCCCGATGTCCGGTGGGTCGCGCAGAAGACGATGGTGCCGGTCCACGAGGTGCGCGAGAATCCGCTCTACGCGGAGTACGCGAAGTCGCGTCGGCAGTCGAAGAAGCTCGCCGAGCTGAAGCCCGACACCATCATCTCGAAGGACATCATCGGCAAGGGTGACCCGCAGGAGGAAGACCAGCGCGTCACGGTGTACACCATCTACGACCTGGAAACGGGGACCGTCTGCACGTGGGCGAAGGGGTCGGACTTTCTCCTGAACGAGGCGCCGAACCCGCTCGCGTTGAACGACGACCCGGAGGACCAGCTTCCGTACGTGCCGCTCGTGCTGCGGAAGACGAACAACCGCATCCGCGGCATCAGCGAGATGGACGTGCTGGAGCCTCTCGTCGAGGAGCGCGACCTGTACCGCTCGCGGCTGGCGACGTATCTGGAGCGCTCGGCGCCGAAGGTCATGGCCAAGGCGCGGACGTTCACGCAGGCTGGCAAGAAGGCGCTGGAGGGCCAGGAAACGGGCGCTCTGGTGGAGCTGGATGAGGGGGCTGACGTGCAGGTCGACGTCAAGGACTTCCCGATGCCGAAGCTCGCGCCCGAGATGTTCAACATGCCCGCGCTCATCGAGCAGGAGGGGCGTGACGCCTCGGGCGTGTCGGAGCTGATGCGGGGCCTGTTCCCCGACCGGAAGCGGACCGCGACCGAGACGTCGGAGGTCGTGACCGCGTCCTCCGGCCGACAGGCCGAGAAGCGCACGTGCCTGGAGACCTTCTACCAGTCCATCGCGCGCAGGATGCTCCAGTACATGCAGATGTTCTACGAGCAGGAGCGCATCATCAAGTTCGTGGACGACCCAGGCGACGGGCAGTGGTCGTGGTCGGCCGAGGACATCGCGGCCGCGTTCGGGCTCCAGGTGTCGCTGACGCCGAAGGAGGCCCGAACCTGGCAGAGCCGGAAGGACGATGCGTTCGCCGTCCTGAACGTGGTCGGCCCGATGCTCCAGACGCAGGACCCCGCGACGGGAGCGCCTCCCGGCCACGTCACGGAGCTGCTCCGGTACGTGCTCACGGAGCTGAACATCCCGCGCCGCATCATCCGGTCCATCCTCGCTCTCCCGGAGGAGCAGCAGCAGGCCGCGCTCTCCTCGCTCCAGAACACGGCCGCGCAGGCCCAGGCGCAGCAGGGCGTCGTGCCCGACGCGTCGCTCATCCCCGGCCCGCTGACCGGCCAGGCCGTTTCG